TCAATTAGGTGATGTTTTGTAGGCGTCAAGGTTGCGTTGCGGAATGCCGTGGGGGCCGGTAGGGCTTTTGCGCTCCTTGTACGGGCGGAATTCCGGGTTTGCCTTGAGCCATGCCAGGGCGTCTTTAATCAGGATGCGGCCGCCTGGGAACGGGCAGCCCCATTTTTTCATTGCGGAGGTGAAAGCCATGGTAACTCCAAGCGCGGCGGCAAGCTGGGTCTGATTAAGCAGTCGCGGGGAGTTGCTTGGTAAGTTGCGGAGTTCTTCTTTTTCTTTTTGGGTCATTGGTGTGTGTGGGTGGTTAGAGGTGGATGATATAAGGGGTGATGGCCGTGCAGGGGAGGCCGTGGCGTTTGATGTGGGCGGCGTAGGGTGATGTTGGGATGTGGTAGCGGCAAAAGGTTCCGGAAGTCCGGTGGGTTTGCAAGTAACAGGTTTCCCCGTCCTTCCCGGTGCGGCGGCTGATGATGCAGGCTCCTAAATTGAGGGGGCTGGTCGTTACGGTGGTGTCGGTGGTATCCAGATCGGCGGCATTGATTTTGTAGTCAATTTCCTGTTCCGGGGCCCATAGCTGGCAGTTTCCGCAGCATTGGCAAGAGGTGCCGTTGAAGTTGTCTTCAATGTAACTTGTTTCTATTTTGTAAACATACATAATTTTCTAATAAAAGGATATTTATGTTGATTTCTAGCGTGATGGAGTTCTTCATAAGAAAATTTCTTTTCCTTCCAGTTGTTTTAATATCTTATCCCTTCTTTTGCGGGCCACGTATAGATCTCGGGTACTGAGAAGTTTTTTTATGATTTTGTTTTCTTTTCCATTAGTGAGATATAGAACGATATGAAACCCGTCTTTGTCTAGCCAGAGGTTATAGTTGTAGTCATAGTCATGTATGGGTTTGGAGATAAGCCGGTAGTAGTTGTCGGTTTCTTTATTATGTTCTGTATTCATATTCTTTTATTTGTAAGATGTCTGTGATAGATAGATAAGTTTTGATGTGGCGTCGTTCGGAGTGTCGCCGTAAGCTTTTTGGGTTATCCATATTCCATTAAGACGGTAGGCGCGCCACTTCCGCGAACCTTCTTTTGTGATGAAAATTTTAGTTCCTTTGACTCTTAGAGCATCCTGTTTTTTTGAATAGGTATAGTCGTATTTGGTGGTCATTTTTTTCTTCTTTTTCGGTTGAGTATTTTTCTTTTAATTTCCTTCCAGTTGTTGCCGATGGAGCCGGTGCATATATCCTTGACTATGGAGCCGTCATGCATTGCTTCAATGTGCATGGCGTCAATTTTTAAGTGGGCTTCCCAGTTCTTCAGAAGGGAAGAGGTTTGTTCCGGGGTGAGGTGATAGGCGGAGCGCAAAATGTGTTCTATGCGGTAGCGGGCCGCGTGGCCAGGTTCGTAAGTTGTTTTTTTGAGCCAGAGGGCCGCGCGGGTGTAGTTGTCTTCAGGTGCGTCCGTATTTTTTTCTTCCGTCGCGGTCCATAGGGGATCATAGGCAAGGTAAGTCGTGAAGCCTTTGCGGGCGGTGGCTATGATAAGGCGCTCGGAATAGCAGCCCCCTTTGTGCTCTTCCAATATGGAGGGGGTGATGGCGTGGAATGTAAGGATTCCGTGTTCGGTGTAGTAGAGCCGGCAGGAATTGGTTTCTAGCAGGTGTTGATGGTGCGGTGTTCCTACAGGGAAAGGAATAGTCCGGATTATTGCCCGGTCTGTGAACTCTGCGAGATCCAACAAGGGATGAAGGGGAGTATTTTGCGTGGGGGTGTTCATGGTGGTTCCTTTTTTGTGTTCTGTACTCATATTTTTTTTGATGGTTGGTTGTGGTTGAGGTCAGGCGGCGGGAGTAGGAGTTGTGTGAATGGCGTTCTGCGCTTTCACGGATTGCAGATAGACCAGGTTTGCAAGCAGGATGCCCTTGGGGACCTTGCTTCCTTTAGTGATGATGTCTAATTTTTCCGCGTCCACGGCGGAAATGTCGGTATAGACCAGTACCTTTTCCGTGGTGCCCTGTCTGATGGTGGTGATTATTGAGTTGTCCATATGCGCAAATTTCCACAAACCGGGAAAGTTGTCAATCATTTCTTTCCACATAATGGGAACGTAAGTGGAAAAAGTGTTGCTTAATTTCCCGGTTTGTGGAAACCTTGCCGTATGGAAGATTTCAAGCAAATCGTAAAAAATTGGTTACGTAGCAAAGGGAGAAAAGTTGACTGGCTCGCGGAACAATTGGGGGTGTCTCGCAAGACGGTTTATTCTTGGTTATCCGTAGAAAGACCTATCCCTAAAGGACACAGAAACTACATAGAAAAATTGATAAGAGAGGAACAAGAGAATGAAACATCTCACAGTCTTCCTACGCAGGTTGTTTTAGAGTTTTCCCCGGAACAGTATGCTGTTGTAAAAGCAGAGGCGGAACGCCGTGGTCTTACAGTTGAAGAATGGGCTAGGGAGGTGTTGCAGTCCTTGGCTAATGTAACTGTCCGGGTAAGAGCGTGATGATAGTGTAGGAAGAGTTGGGAGGGGGCCAGAGAGACGGGTGTACAGGTATTGACTTACAGGTGTAATTAATTAATATTTCTTAAAGATGGTTATAACAACCCCCAAAACATTGCTGCGATACCCAGGAGGAAAGCGAAAGTTGGCTCCGTTTATTGCCGAGTTATTGGATGTTAACGGACTGAAAGGTGGAGTGTATGTAGAACCTTATGCTGGTGGGGGAGGCGTAGCTATGGAGTTGTTATTTAATGGATTGGTAGATAAAGTAGTATTGAATGATAAATGTAATAGGCTATGTGCTTTTTGGAGAGCCTTATTATCTGATCCAGTAAGATTTGCTGAACTGGTGATGACCGTTCCCCTGAATATGGAAGAGTGGAAGAGAAGAAGAGAGGTTATAAGAACTCCCCATGTTTATGATCAGTTTGAGGTAGGTTTTTCTCTGTTCTATTTGAATCGTACTAATTTTTCAGGAGTAATTGCTGGGGGCGTGATTGGTGGATATGAACAGAAGGGAAATTATAAAATGGATGCCCGTTTTCCACGCAAACGTTTAGCCAGGTTAGCTCAGGAATTTGCGTGGTATCAGGATAGAATCACGGTATGTTGCAAGGATGCCGTAAGTTTATTACGGGAGGACGTGCCCCATGTTGGGAAAAAGGTCTTTTTGTATTGTGACCCTCCTTATTATCACAAGGGGCAGCAGTTATATATGAATGCCTATGGACATGGGGATCATGCTGAAGTAGCGCATGTTCTGCAAAGGGAAGTAGGCATTCCTTGGGTAGTTTCCTATGATGCTGAACCTGAAATTATGAAGCTTTATTCCACTTGCCGCCAATTTACGTTTGATTTGCAGTATAGCGCACGTAAGAAAACGATGGGCAAGGAATTATTTATTTTGGGACCTGGGGTGCAAATGCCCCAGATCCCTTCTTTGGAGTGCATCAGGGCTGCTGTGGCGGCTCAAGATGTTCAAGCATGAGTTTTACTGCTGCTAGAGTTTTATAAAATGTTGTGTAAACTACTTCCATTGTGGGATGATCAAAGATACGGTGTGTGTAGTTGTTCATGCTCTCTATGGAGTAATCTGATTCCCCCCTTGATGATTGGGGGGCTTCTCTTTGTGCAGTTAAATTGATAAAGGCATCTTTTGGTTCCCGGGTGAGTAGCCTTTTTGACGATAGATAGTCTTGAGCTTTCAGGAGCAGGGTTCGTAAGTTAATATCCCTGATCCTCTCCTCGTTCTGCGTTTGGCATGTTGGAATATCATGTTTTTCACAGAAGATTTTAACTGTTAATTCAATGAAGCAACGCCAAAGCACAATATAAGCTAGAGGGGTTTCTGTTTTCAACTTTAGCAATTCTTGTTTTATAGTGGCGAGTTTTGATGCTTCTACAGAAGTAATGCGTAGTGTTTTGAGATGCTTTTTTAGAGCCTGTGGGGTATTATGGGGAGGCGTGGGGCGAGTTCCAGTTCCGCCAGTTCCACCAGTTCCACCAGTTCCACCAGTTCCACCAGTTCCACCAGTTCCACCAGTTCCACCAGTTCCACCAGTTCCACCGCCAGTTCCATCAGGTTCACCGTCTGTCCCGTCGGCAGACGTTTCTATATCTCCCGAATATGTAGAAATATGTTGAAGATGATAACGTCCAATGAGAATTTCTTCTTTAAAAGTTTGTTTTCGAACGTCATCAAATGTAAGAGCTGGGTCGTTTTCATGAAGTTTGGGGTTTTTTTCTATACCCAGATCATAGAATAAATGGTCTAGAGATATTTTTAATTCTAGAGGGATATTACTGGGGTATTTCTTTTCAACTTCTTCAATAGACATTCCTAAGACTTCCGTTAATCCTTTATTAAAAGCTTCTTGAAGCAGTGTTAGCGGATAGTCCGATTCCCATTTTTCCTTGTACTTAGAGTCTATAGGAAGATGTGAATTTTTCTGAAATTTTAGTGCGAGTTGGGCATGGTACCATAAAGGAGAAGAAGGCCCTTTTTTTATGGTTCTCTGAATGATGCCCCAGTCGCTCGTAGAGGCAGGAATACTGGAGACGTGCTCTCTTTCTATGTATTGGTTTTCTTCTTCAGAAGTGTTAGCTTGCCAGCATGGTACGGTGTCATATTTTTGTTTCCATGTTGCATCAATGCTATTGATCATATTGATGCAATCAGAAGGTAAGTCTAGTCCGTCTGGAGAGAGATGGCCGTGCAAAAGCTTAAGAATAGTTGTTCTCCTATTTCCGTCTTTGACTATATATCTGTTCTTAACTTTTTCTACTGTAATAACATTTGCATCTGTATAACCTTCCCGGATACTTTTCATTAGCTCCCGGAAATTTTTTATTTTATAATGGATAAGCTCTTTGGCCAGTTGCTTCTGTGTCCTTCCGGGCGTACGATCTTTCAACCTTGGGTTTTCATCGTGAAGTCTCAAGGAAGAAACTTTTAAATATTTTATTTTACTCATAATGTTATTTTTTGACGATACAGACAAGAAGCTTGATGATGCTGGCAGCAACAAGCCACCCCATGGAGAGAAGAAGGGCAAGCAGGATAATAAGGCCAAATCCGGCCAGAGGTATGCGGGATATTTCCGGTACTGGATAAGTGCGGATGCCGGTGATAAGAGTTCCGATGAAGGTTAATACCGCAAAAAAGATGCAGACATTGGCCGTTCCGGTGGCAAAGGAAAGGGCAGATTCCTGTTCAGAGGCTTTATCCTTTCCCTTTTTGGAATTGGGGGCTGTCTGGCTGATGACGGTAGGAATAGCCGTGAAACTGTGCTGGCAGTGCGGGCAAATGCAGGGCTTGCCGACATAGTGATCCGGGCAGGTGATATTATTGTTACAGTTTGGACAAGTAGTGTTCATTGGTGAAATATCCTATATTTAGCTTAATTTTGAAGGTGCGGACAAGTTTTTTTTATAATGTTAGAATTGATGCTGGCCAAGCAGAGTGAAGGGGGAAACATAAAAAGCCCATGGCCGGAGCCATGGGCTTGTGGGAAAAAGCTGGTGTGACAAGTCAGATGAGGGCAAGATTGTTATCCTGCAACACACTCTGAAGACGTTCCGCTTCCTTTGGAGTGAGGGGCGTCCGGTTTTTGATACGGGCATTCAGGGTACGTTGTTCCAAGCCAATGAGCCGGGCTATGGCCGATTTATTGAGCAGGGCGGAGGCGCGGGCCAGGCTTTCAATAGTAGGGGGAGGAAGGGGAATGGGGCGGTTGATGGCGCGGGCCGTTTCCAGCCAGTCCTGAATAGCGCGCTTGGCTTCCGCCAGGGCAGCTTCTTCCGTAGGGCCGTCCGCCATGCAGCCGGGAAGCTGGGGGACGGTGGCGATGAAAGAGGCATCTTCATCGCTCCATTCGATGTTGATCGTGTAGTGCGGGGTCATAGCGTTTTATGGAGGTTGTATTGGTTGATAATGGTTCTTATCTGTTTGAGCTGATAGGGTTTGGCTTTTCCATTGGGGCCGGGTTGGATGTTAATAATCTCTGGGATCTTTTCATGCCAGGCGACCATATGGGAACCTCCAGTTTGCCTGAATTGAAAATGGAGATGGGAGAGCAATTTGGTTGCTTCTTCAAAAGTGACGTTCCCTGTTTTGTCAGGGTTCATGATTTTTTCCAGAAGCTTTTTCTTGCTGCTCATGTTTCGATATTACCTTTTTTAGAAAATCAAGCAAGGAAAATATTTCTCAATTTAGAAATATGAAGATTCCAGATAGGAGTTTGTTACGGATGAATGAGTTTGGATGACTCTCTGAAGCTGGCCTTTTTTCTCTTTCTGCTCAAATAGTTCTTGCCTTTTGGCTTCCGACGGTGTTTACTCCCTTGCGCAGTCCCTGCAAACCTAAAAGTCGCGTTCGTCTAGCGGTCCAGGACTCCCGCCTTTCACGCGGGCAACACGGGTTCGAGTCCCGTACGCGATGCCAGCTTTCTCTATTTTTTCCGGCGTTATGAGCAGTTCATGACGCCCTTTTTTTGTGTTCTTCCGCGTCGTTGCCGCGCGCCGTTCTTCCTGTTCTCTCCGTCTTCCTTTTCCTGTCCGGTCTTGCGGCGTTTTCACACTTTCATCTGAAATTGGGTGGCGTCGATCCTGTCCGGGAACGGCGCGCATTTGTGCGGATTGAAAGGGGGGGAGGGGTTTTGAAGAGTGCTTCGCAAGACGGAGCAGGCCGGAGCGGGGGCAGATAAGGGCGCGGTTTTGAAACGTGGAGCAGAATGACGGCGCAGGGAATAAGCATTTGATGATAAGATAAATATGTATCTTATAGCGTACTTGCGTACTTGTTACCGGATAATAACGAGTAGAAGAATGATATATAAAAAAGGTTCCGAAAAGAAAACACGGGGCAAGGGTGCGAACGGAATGCAGGGCAACGCCGGCTTGGGGAAGGCAGGGCCGCCATGCGGGGCGCATGATGGCAGGGGCCGGGGGGGGCGGCAAGGAATCTTTTAGGCGGATGGGCTTTATCGCGGAGTTCGGCGGACACAGGGAAAAGCGGGAGCGTTCATGAAGAGTTTTTTTTAGCGCACCGTGGAGGAGGGATGGCCGTGTTTTTGTTCGCATGGGCATGCGTTTTTTTCGCAAAAGCGGACGGATGGCGGCGGTTTGTTCGCTTTCCGGGCGGCGGATAGGGGAAAGAGGCTGATTTGGAGGGCATTTTTTCGTTTTTGAAAATTTCGCTTAATAGTAGAGGGTGCGAAGTTATGGGACAGAAGAGAGACAGAGTAAACGGCGCGCTGAAGAAGGCTTTCGCGGAGAAGAATGGGAAATCTTTGCGTTGGGCGCAGCTAGAAGCGGCCAAGGATTCCCCTGCATGGAGGGCTTTTCTGGCAGAGCAGTTTCCGCCGTCACCTGCGAAAGCGGACGGAGGCGGCGGAGAGGGCGCGCCCATGGGCGGCGCGTCCGATCTGGCGCGGGCCGGGGAGGCGAAGGAAAGCGCATGGCAGATTTTGAAGAGGATGGAAGAGCAACTGGAAACGGCCGCCCGGTCCGGTGACGTGGGGTTGATTGCGTCGTTCACCCGTGCCGTGCGCGAAGCGCGCGCGAATTGGGAGCGGGCCGGCCTGCATGAGCAGAGGCTTCTGGAGGCGGCCGGAAGTCTGGTGCCGGTGCATGTGTTTCATGAAATGCGGACGCGGGGAGTTTCTCCGCTGGCGGAGCTGATGGCGCAGCAGAGGGATTTTATAGGTTCCCGGCTGGAGGCGGCCGGGCGGCCGCGTTTTTATGAAGCCTGGGATGAATGGGCGCGGGAATGGAACAGGAGGATTGATGACCTGAACGCGGAAATAAACGGATTGTTGAATCATGTTTAGCAAGTTGAAAATTCATGAGAAGCCGGGCGTGGTGGAGTGGGCGGAAAGATGCCTGGTCCTGCCGCGGGAGACTTCGCCGAACGCGCCGGGGCGGTTTTCCACGGCGCGCATGCCGTATATGCGGGAACCGCTGGAAAGCATCAGGGAAGAGGGGTTGCAACATATTTACTGGTGCTTCGGCACGCAGTCCGGCAAGACGGTTTCGCTGTTGATTGCGGCGGCGTATTTTATTGACAATGACCCCGCGCCTATGTTGTGGGCGTTGCCTACCGAAATTCTTGCCAGGTCATTTTCACGGGCGCGGCTCCAGCCGCTCATATCCAAGAATGATGTGCTGGCCCGGCATAAGCGGCGTGACCCTGACGCATTCACGGCGGCAGAAATGCGGCTGGATTCCATGGAGCTTTACATGGTGGGCGTGTCAGAGCCGGGCAACTTGTCCAGCCGGCCCATTATGCGCTGCGTGATGGACGAAGAGGCGAAGTATAAACACGAGAATAAAGAAGAAGCGCATCCGGTGGACCTGATTGAAGAGCGCGCGAAGGGTTTTCACCGGTATCAGATTTTGCATGCGTCCACGCCGTCTTCCGAAGATTCCTACTTTTGGCAGAATTTTATTACCACGGACATGAGGAAGTTTTATGTGCCGTGCCCGCGCTGCGGGGAAATGATGCCCCTGGAGTTTACCCGGAAAACGGTGCAATGGGACAGGCGGGAGGATTTGGAAGGGGATGCCCTGGCGGACTGGGTGCAGGATCACACGTTTTACGTGTGCCCTCATTGTGAGGGCCGGGTGGAGGATTGGGAGAAGATTGGAATGATGGAAAAGGGGGAATGGCGGCCGACGAATCCGAACGCCTCCCGCGCGCGGCGGGGGTATCACCTGAATTCCCTTTATTCCCCGTTTGTGACGTGGGGGCAAATGGCGCGGAAATTCATCGTGGCTCAAAATGACCTGTTCCGGCAGGTGGCCCTGCACAATTTCCGGAACGGCTGGGAGGCATTGCCGTTTACGCAGTATGAAATCAAGGTGGGGGATGACAGCGTGCGGGGGCTGCGCGGGGTGTGCCGGCGCGGAGAGTTGCCGCGGCATTATTATTATCTGGTCGTGGCGTATGACCCCGGCCAGAATCAAACTCACTGGGTGGCGCAGGCGATAGGGCGCGGCGGGGAAACATGGGTGGTTGACTGGGGGACCCTGCTGGGCATCAGCACGACGGACGCGACGCCGGGCATAGGGGCCCATTTTGAAAGCCTGGAATGGGGCGGGGTACGTCCGGATTTTGGGCTGATTGATTCCGGGGACTGGGCGCAGAAGGTTTATGACGAGTGTTATAAATATTACGGCAAGTTGTGGCCTACGAAGGGGAGCGGCGCGAATTTCGGGAGCTGGAATGTGAGTGAAGTGAAGTCGCATCCGGGGCTGGAGCTTTATTTGTACGTGGACCGCACCGCCAAAATGGAGCTTTACGCGGGGCGCATCCAGAAAGGGGCGGCTCCGGCCCTACATTTGCCGGAAGATGCGGATCAGGATTTGCTGGCCGGGTTGTCCGGGCAGCAGCTTGAGAAGCCAAGGGGCGGCGGCCTGGCGCAATGGCGGAAGCTGCCGAATGACCATTATGGAGACTGCGTAAAAATCGGGCAGGTGTCCTGGTGGGTGCGGCGCGGGGATTTTTACGCGGAAGAGGTGAACGCGATTGAAGAAAGGAAGCAGAATGAAGGAGTACCGGAAGAATGACGTGCTGGAGAAGCTGAAGGCAGCTTTTCAGGATGTGCTGGAACAGGTGGAACAGTCTGTTACGGATGATGTACAAATGGAGTTTAATTTTTAAAGAATGTTATTCTCCGTTTTCTTTAAGCTTTTTTAAAAAATCTTCGTGTTCAGGGGATATTATATCAAATTTTATAGGATGTATTTCAGCCTTGTGTACAGGTATCTTTTTATTTTTTGAGTATGAGTGGGTAAGTCCATTGATTCTTTTTTGAGTCGTATCAGGAGATTCATTGCATTTTAATCCTAATATGACGCTTTTTATAAATTTGTTAAATCCTCCTATGAAAAAATAACGTCCATGAACGCAAGAAGGAGCATATATAGGGATGATAATTCTCATTTCCTGCTCATATTCCCATGATTTTCCTTTTGTAATAAACGAGTCGTCTATACGGTATGCTGTAATTTCGTTATTTATCAATGTATATCCGCATAATGAAAATTTTCTTATTACTCTCGTTTCAGTGTATTTGACGTCACATAATAAGGTGTGATTATAGTTGAAGAGTTTCTTTCCTGTTTTAGAGTCAATAGTAGAGAAATCTGTAAAACTGGGCGGGTCGTGTTTGAAATTTAAAACATAGTATCTGTCATTTTTTATGTCTGATATCCCGAAATTAAGATCTCCCTGATAGTTTTTGAGATGGGGAAATCTGAAATGAAGGCAGCAGCCTCTGTGCTTATCTCCATAGTGTCCCCACAGGGGGGAAGAATGGTAGGACTTGGAAAAACTTAAAAATCCATAATTCAGGTTAACGGGATTAGGCGAAGTTTGTTGTTGAAGAATAAATTCTGTTGGGTCGTTGCATTCTTCCTGTAGAATCACTTTGAGTTTTTCATTTTCAAACACCTTGAGCATGTTCTCGTAGGTCATGAAGATGTAGGCATCAATGTATTCTATATTCTCTTCTGTCATGGGAATATATGGAAAGATATGTGAGAAAGGAAGTCAATGACATTCGGGAGTTGTGGCGGATGATAGCGGGTTTTGAAAAAGCTCCTGAAGGGTATGAACCCCATTGTACAGGCTTATGTGGAAAACTATGATTTGCCGGATTTGCAGGGAATGCTGCGGGAAAAGCTGGCGATACTGGAAGGGCGCAAGGAAATAACCGGGGCATCCACGGGCGGCGGAACGTCCTACACCGCGCAGGAGACCATGAATTTAAAGGACCATATAGCCTGCTTGCAGGAAGCGATCACGGTTAAGAAGATGGAGGAAGGGGATTTTTCCGGCCTGGCCGCCGCGGATGACGGAGTGCGGGAAGTGCGGTTTGATCATACCATAACACGCTTTTAACCATGGGCAGGAACAGAAGGAACGTGTATGCCGGGGCGCGCCGCGGGCATGGCGCGCTGGCGAAGATGAACCGGGAACGGGAAACGCCGCGGAGGGAGATGTGGGGAGGGTATGCGGCCGCGTTGCAGTTCGGGGGCTCCAGCGTGTTATACTGGCCGACGCTGGACAGCCGGTTTGAAGTGGATTCTTGGACGCTGGATCGGGTTTGGCGCAATGCGCGGAATCTGGAAGCGAATTCCGGGCTTGCCGGGAAGGCCGTGGCGGATGTGGTGGAGCTGCTGGGCTGGCTGGTGCCCCATGCCTGCACGGCGGATGAAGACTGGAACCATGAAGCGGACCAGATTTTTATGAATCGGGCCGTGAATCCGGAATTGTTTGACGCCCGCGGGGAGCTGAATTTTTTTACGGCGCAGATATGGAGCGAACGGCAGCGCGTGATTGATGGCGACATGCTGACGGTGCTGACCAGCGGGCCGGATGAAGGCGGGGCGTTCGCGTTTTACGAAGCTCCGCAAGTGCAATCTCCGGCTGATGGAGGGAAGGCGTGGAATTGCGGCGTGATGCGGGATAAAAACGGGAGGACGGCGGCCTATGGGCTGCGGCATCCGGACAAGGGGGAGGTGACGGTGATTCCTGCCCGTGATGCTATTTTGTACCGGCACAACATGGGCGGAGGGAAGCCGCGTGGCCTGTCCGATTTGCACCGCGCTATCCGGAATTTGCATGATGAGGCGGATATTGTGGGGTATGTCAAGCAGTCTGCCAAGCTGGCCGCCTCCGTTGGGCTGGTGGAAACGGGGGACGCGGAGAAACGGCCGGGCATGGGGACTGTGGGCAAGGTGTCCGTGGGACCGGACGGGCGCAGGGTGGAGCAGGTGTTGGGGGGGCCTACTGTCCACCAGCTTCCGCCCGGCCGGGATTTGAAGGTGCTGACGGATAACAGGCCGTCTCCTAATGTGATGGCGTTGCTAAAGCATTTGATGGATGAAGTTGCCTATGGTATCGGGCTTTCCCCTGCGTTGCTGTGGGAGCCTGATAAGCTGGGGTCAGGCGGCATCCGGTTTGTGATGCAGAAGCTGAAGCGTTGGCTGAAAATCAGGCATGCCTACAGGCAAATGTGGTGCGTGCGGGTGTGGCGTTTCATGCTGGCGCGGGAAATGGCCCTGGGGCGGCTGCGCTTGTGCAGGGATCCGCATTGGGTGCGGTGCCTGTGGACGCCCATGAGCGACATGACTATTGACCTGGGTCGGGAAGGGAATCTGATGATTAACCTGGTGGATTCCGCGCTGGCGGATCAGGATGGCTGGTGCCTTGCCAATTACGGATGCACGTTCGAGGAAATTGTGAAGAATAAGATCCGGAATTTGAAGATGGCCAAGGAGGCGTGCGCCCGGAACGGACTGACCCTGCAAGAGGTGATTCCGGGAGCGAACCGCGGCGGGGTAGCCGCGGCGGCGGAGAGGCCGGAAGATGAAGAGCCGGGAATGGGCGGGGGGCCGGAAGAAGATGGTTTGCATCCCCATGAATAGCATTTTGAAAAAGCTCCTGAAGAGTACAGAACAGTAACAAGTGATGAATAAGATTGTTTGCGCGCAAATGGCGGCACGGCTGGAAGGCGGTGCCGGTGAACAGAAAAAAACGGGCATGCTTGCCTTTTCCCGCATCATGGAGGCGGAAGAGAAGGTAGGGGTGGCTACCATTTCCGGTTATATCGGTTACGGCAATGCTACGGTTGACGAATTTACGAAGCACCTCGAAGAGCTGAAGGCGGAGGGATGCACCAGATTTGAAGTCATCCTGAATTCCATGGGCGGAAATTTGTTTGAGGCATCCGGGATTTACGACATTATCAAGGGGTGCGGGATGGAGGTGACGGCCAAAATTTACGGGGTGGCCGCTTCCGCCGCTACGCTGATTGCCTGTGCGGCGGCCCGTGTGCTGATTTCGGAGAATTCCCGTTATATGGTCCACCGGGCGCGCGGGTGCGCGGCGGGGACGGTGGAAGAGATTGAGGCTTACGCAGCGGATCTGAAGGATGCGGAAGGGCAAGTGACAGGCATTTACGCGGAGCGGACCGGAAAGAGCGCGGAAGACGTGATGGCCGTATTGAATGCGGAAACGTGGATGAACGCGGAAACGGCCGTGAAGGAAGGCTGGTGCGACGAAGTGATTTTCCCGTCCGCTGCGGAGTCCGGCCAAAAGGAAACGGCCGCGCAGGGGAAAGAAGAGGACGGCGGCGGGGAAGAGGAAGACCCTGACGAAGAAGAGAAGGGCGGGCCGCCGCAGAATTACACGGTATTGCGCCGCATGATGGCCGCCGTGGGGCTTGCCGGGAAAAACAGCGTGGAGGAACTGGAACGGGAAGTTGCCCGGCTGGTGGCCGAAAACGAAAGGTTGGCGGCGGAAAATGACGGGTTCCGGGGCATGCAGGCGCAGCAGGTCCGCGTGATGCAGGCGCATGAGCGGGAATTTGGGCAGCGTGTGAAGGAGGCCGTTGTGCGGGAAATGGCGGCAATAGGGGTTGTTCCTGGCGGCCTCCCGCCCGCGGAGGGAGCCACAGAAGAGCCCGGAAAGAAAGAGCCTGCCATGACTAACGAAAAGCTGCGGGAGATGGCCGCGCAGGATGCGCTGGAATGGATTATGGGGCATCCGCAGGAGGCCGCGCGGCTGGCGGAACAGCCGGGAAAATAGGTTTGGGAATTCGCAGATAGATTTTTATTAACAAAAAATAAACATAATAAAAGATGAACAAAAAAACATTGATGAACATTCCGCGGAATGCCGTGATGGAAGGAAATGATGTCGCCTCGCTAAACTGGACCATTGTTTCACAGGCGGCCATTGCCACCCTTGAGGAAGAATTGGCTTCAATCAGCCGGTTTTCTCTGGATGTCTCCGGCGAGTTCAAGACGGACGGCGATTCCGTCAAGGTGGAATTGATTGACGGAGCCGGGGAGGCGTTGAAAAACACGGAAGACTGGAATAAAAGCGATTTGAAGACCAGCTCCGTTTCCGTGACGCTGAACCGTTATTCCCGGCCGGCCGGTTTGTCCTATAAGGAGAGGAAAAGCGGGGTGCAGCTTGCGAATAAGGTGCAAACGCTTGTGCGGACGGTCGCAAAAGCGTTTTGGAAGGACCTGATGGCCGCCATAGCCGCTTCCGAGGCGGAAACGGTGAATATTGGCCCGCGGGCCGGGTTTAAGCCGGAAATGATGGCGGATGTGATTTGGCCGTCCATGGCTAATGGCGCGGATGCCGTTTATTTGGACCGCATGTATTATTCCAGGCTGATTCCTACGAATGCGCTTGCTCTTAACCTGGCGGACGGGGCTTATTCCATTCCGGGGGGAATTCACTACGTGGAAGGGGTGAACGTGCTTGCCGGAAATGCCGGGGTTGGTTTTGCGACGCGGCCGGACGCGCTGGCCGTTGCCGTCCGTCTTCCGAACATTGATCCGAAGCTGAATTTGGAAACGCAGGTGGTAGAATCTCCTAAGCTGGGGATTTCCCTGCTGCTGAAGTGCTGGCCTGACCAGGGGACGGAAACGGTTTACATTTCCGCGGAGCTTTTGGCCGGCGTGGCGGTGGGCAACAAGAACCATTTGCGACAGCTTTCCGGCGCAGCTTCGGAGACGGCGGCGGAAGGTGAAAGCGTTGAGGACGGCGGCGGGGAAGAAACAGGGCCGACTGAAGAGGAAGGGGCCTGACGGGTTTTTGGCGGAATCATAGGTAAAAGAGAGCAAAGGACCGGCGCGCGGGGTGTCAATTCCGTGCGCCGGTTTTTGTTGAACGGATATGAGCTTAGCAGGGGAAATAAAAAAATTGCTGGACCTTGGGGATCATGAGCAGGAAGAAGCCTGGGGGGAGCGCGTGACGGTGGACGGCCAGGAATGCCGGGGCGTTTTTGCGCCGCTGGAAGGCTGGTATGAGGTGGAGCTTGGCGGCCGGGTGTGCAAGGTGCAAACGTCCCTGCGCGTGCGGCGGAAGGCGTTGAAGGGCGTTCCCGCGGCCGGGCGGAAGGTGGTAGCGGTCCGAAGCGGTAGGGCCTTCCGCATTGCGCGGGTGCGGGACTGGGCCGGAGACGTGGCCCTGGTGCTGGAGTTGTCCGAAACATAGCCGGAAGGGGAGGCAAATGGCGCAAGTCAGGTATAAAGTGGATATTTCCCGCGTGCTGAAAAAGCTGGCGGAGGTGAAGAAGGTGGGGGCTGACGGCATCCGGGAGTTGACCCTTGAATATGCCAAGCGGGCAGCGAGCAAGGCCATACGCACCACGCCGCCAAACAGCCTGAAGAATGGCGGAAACGGAAAAAGAGCGTTGGAGGAACATATTGCGCGGGATATTGGCGGGGATCCGTTGGAAACGGATGTGAGGCTGAAGCGCGGTGAGGATGGAAGGCCGGTGCCCTATGCTTACCCCAGGAAGAAGCGCGGCGGGGTGTTGCTGGGGGTGCGCGGGAAAAAGTTTAAGGGCGTGGCTACCGTTTCCGCGGATGCTTTTTTGCGGAGCCATACCCTGCTGAAAATGGGCCGGAAAAGCAGCGTGCGCGTGCTGAAGGGCGGCAGCCTGATGTCTCCGGGAGTGGCGCAGGCGGGAGACGTGCGAAGGGCTTTGGCGGAGCGGCGGCGGCACGTGGGGAGGATGGCGGCCGGGTGGCTGCGGGGCGCGCAGGTGGCCGGGCTGAAGAAAGTGCCCGCGTGGATCGCGCGGCACGCCTCCCATTATGACGGCGCGGCGTCTTTGACGGTTCAGGGCGGCCGGGTGCGGTTTGAGATGGAGAATTGCCCGCAATATCCGGACCGGGGGCAGCTTTCCCGCGTGGCGGCGTATGCGCTGAATTCTGCGGGCCGGGATATGCGGAAGGTTATTAAGGGGTATGTGGCAAAGTTGAAAAAGGAACTTAATTCATGATGACACAGACAGATTGTTTGATTAAGGCGGTGATTGCGTGCCTGGAGGCGCGTTTTCAGGAAGACAGGGGGGACCCGGCGCGGGGGATTCCGGACGGGTTCCCGGTGCCGTTGAAGATGGCGGTGGACGAAGACCGGGAAGGGAAGGAATACGCGTTGTTCCAAGTAGCGGAAATGGAGGAAATTGTGGCCGGGTACAGAACGTATCACGCCGGAATATCCGTGGATCTGCATTTGGACGCCAATGACCGGACGGCGGATGAAATACGGATGATGCAGGCATGGGCGGAAGAGCGGCTGAAGGAAGTGGACCGCGCCGGGCTGAATGCCGTGGAGAGTACGCGGCCCTATCGGAATTTCCTGGTTATTGGCAAGGTGAGGCTGGGGCCCGCGCAGGATGCGGCGGCGGAGGAAGGCGCGTTTGCGGTGACGTGGAAAATGACGGTGCCCGTGCAGTTTTGAAAAAGCTCCTGAAGGGTAGATAGATGAACTTTAACACGAAAGGAATTTGATTATGCCTGCACATATTGGAGATGTCCCGAAGCACGGGATTGACGAACCGGAAAAAGGAATTTTTGTTGAGTCGATCGACTTTGACGGCCAACAGGAAATCTATGAACAAAAGGATAACAGGGGGAAAAAGTGCGGAGTGCTTATCATTGATGAAGAGCTTTCCTTTTCCATGTCCGGCGCAATCCTTACCACGGGGGCGGCGTCGTTGAAAATGGGAGCGTCTTTGACCCTTGCCAATGAAATTCCTGATATTTGGAATGAAACTCCTTCCGCCACTACCGTTTTCCTGAAGGGCGTCAAGCACAACCTGAAGAATACGGACGCGCAGAAGATGGACGTGAGCGGAACTGTTTATGGGTTCGGGGCCGCCTCCGATTCCTGAAGCCTGAATAAAAAAGTCAGATAGTAAGATTGATGAATGCCGCAGACAATAAAAAATTGGAAAGTGATGTGGTAGTTTTTACTGAAAACGCATCCAGATACGAAACGGAAAACACCATGCTTGCCGCGTTGCTGCTGACGCTGGGAGTAAACATGAAATGCACGTCCGGAAGCGTGCTGATAGGCAGCGGCGCGCGCCTTTCCGCGCCGGGCGGGGTAATTACCTGGCAATTTGAGCCGAAAAGCGAAGACGGAAGGTTTAGGACGGAGGAAGTAATCAAGCTTTTCGGGAATAAGGAATGGCTGACAGACCCGGAAAATGAAAGCCCGCTGGCTTACGTGGCGTGCGCGTTCCACAATTACAAGCGGTTATTGGATTTTGTGAAAAGCCAGGTGCCGCTTGCCGTCATCCGCAAGGGGAAAAGGAAGGCCCTGGTGCGGCTGGATGCGGATCCGTATTGGCAGGGCGTGGCGGAGGGTTTTCTTAGCGGCCGGCCTTTAATCTAACTTAATTGACAACCAAAAAAGCAAGATGGAACTACAGGAACAGGAAAGGCGCGCCCTGGCGGAAGCGGCGTTGATCGGGGGGAATGAATTCCGGTGGAAGAACTACCGGCTGCGGTGCATGACCCTGGGAAGCATGATGCAGTTGCAGCGCATCGGGAATCCTTACAGCCGCTTGGGGGAAATTAACCTGGGCCCGGATGAAAACGGGCGTCACCCTTCCATGTGGGAGGCTCTTGGCGTAACCGACAAGGCGCAAATTGTCTATTATCTGGCGGAATTCCTGTGGGTACACATGGGGATCCGGGAAGAAGTCAGGGAAGGGGTCTTTGCGCCGGAGGAAGAGAGGCGCGCCCTGGTGGAAGCTGCGGCTATGGGCATTCCCGGCCGGGATTTGGTAGAATTGGAATGCGCCGTGCTGGGGGATATAGAAGTGATACAGGCGGGCATGGTGAATCCGGAGACGGAAGGGGAGGATGAAGAGGACCCTTTAGGGCGTGGCCGTCCTGGGGCGCGGCCATGCTGATGACGGTGGCGCGTGTTACGGGCTGGCCGGAACGGGAAATTCTATGGGAAATTCCGCTGGCGCGGCTGGTGCAGTACGTGCATGCGGTTTGGAGCTATGACGCGACGCCGTGCCGGTGGAGCTGCTACACGGAGAACTCCGGGTATGTGGGGGACGTGCTGGAGCAGGCCCGGGAAGCGTGGAGAGAACAGATAGAGCAACTGGAATAGTCCGGTTGCTCTACTTTTTGGCAGGGGTGGAGGTGCCGTGGAAAAGCAGGTAGAGCAGTACGAGGACAAAGGCAATAATCCACGGAGTGCCATGGTACAGGATGGCAAGCGATACCCCCGCAAGAAAGGCAACGGCAAGAATTCTTTTCAGGACGTAAAGAATGAAGTCCATAGGTTAAATTTAGAACATTTACAATAATAGTCAACGGAAAACGATTATGAGCGAAGGGGCAACTATTAAAATTGACGGGGACGCTTCCGGCTTTATTGCCGCAACGGAGGAAAGCAGGAAAGCGGCAAGCGGCATGTCCGAAGCCTTGCAGGGGGCCGTGGGCGGAAGCACGGGGGAGGCCGTGAAGGGGCTGAAGGGCATGGATCAGGAGGGCCGGAAGGCGTGTAAACGGCTGAATGCCGGTCTTATCAATATGAGCGCCACCATTACGGGGGTAGGGGCCGCCATTAACGGCCTGCGGGCAGGCTGGGGCAAATTTTCCGCCATGCTGGCGGGCGGGGATGACCTGGAGAGAGTAACCCGGCGCATGGAGGCATTCACGGGCGGCGCGTCAAGCGCGGCGGAAGCGGCGCGGGATGTGGTGGATTTTGCTGATACGCCGCCATTCGGGCTGGCGGAAACGCAACGGGCGGCGCAGTTGCTTCTTGGGTGCGGCGTCAGGGCGAGCGAGTTAAAAAGCACATTGGAGGCTCTTGGGAATGTGGCGGCTGGTGGTGGTGCCAGTCTGGAAACAGTAGCGGCGCGGCTTTCCAAGGCTTTTCAAATGGGGAAGGTGGATGTGGAAACATTAGAACCATTTACGTTAAGCGGTATTGACGTTATGGGGCAAATGGCAAAACAGGCGGGAAAAACGAGGGCGGAGTTAAAGGATATGATGTCTAAAGGGAAGGTCGGATTTAGCCAAGTTTTTAGTGCTTTGAAATCCATGGGTTCCGGCAGCGGGCAGTTTGCGGGGGGGATGGAGAAAAATACGCAGGATATAGAGAGCAGAGTGGAGACCCTGAAAGGCAAGGTTGGAGCGTTGAGCCGTATTTTTGCGGAACCGGTAACAAGCGGCATCAAGGATGCCATAGACTCCATAGGCGCGTCATGGGCCGGTCATGGGCCGGAGGTGGAGCGCGGCTTGAGGAAAACGGGCGAATTGCTGGGGGGGATTGTGAAAGCGGCCGCGCCTATCGTTTCCGCAGTAGGGGGCGGCCTGGCTTCAGTAGCCGCGGGAGGCGGCCGGGTTGAAAAGATGATCCGTAGCGGCATTCTGGCCTGGGGGGCGTGGAAGGCTGTAGGCATGGCGGCAAATTCTTCCGTGGGGCGTTCCATTCAGGCGGCGGCCGCGGCTTTCCGGGTGGATTACAACAATGAATTGCGCCTGGCCGGGGGAAATATGAAGAGGTTTGATTCAGCCGTTCGGGCGGTGGGGTTGACCGCGAAACGCACATGGGCGCGCATGGGGGCCGATTTGGCCGCTTCCCTGAAGGGGCCGGCCATTATGGCGGCCATTGCGGCTATTTCCTATGCTGTATCGGAGTTGTATAGGGTAGGATCTGATGCGTTTGGCCATGTGCCTAAAGACGTGCAGGAAAAGGAAAAAAATTTTGGCCGGGATAATGTTGATTTTGATGAACGGATCAAAAAGATGGCCGGGGAGGCGTCCAGCAAGCTGGACGTGGGGCGCGTCATGGATGAATATGACGCTGAAATTAAACGCCTGAAGCGCGAAGAAGAAGACCTGCTGGCGGAAGATCCGCTGGGGAGAATGACGGTTGCGGTGCAGGATAGGCTGGTGCTGTTGCAACGTGAGCGGAAGGAGTTGCAGCAGGTGGCGGAAGCGAACGCGAAAGCGGCGGAGACGCGGGAACGGGCGGCGCAGCGCGGGCAGCAGACGGAAGAGGCACGGAAGAAGACGCTGGAGAAAATCAGGGAAATACAAGATGAATTGTTATCCCTGGATTATGACCGGGCGGAAGAAGAGAGGGAGAGGCGGCGCAGCGGAATGGGGCTGGAGGACCGGAAAAAAGACCTGCTGGGAGGATATGGGAGCATTGAGGGCCTCAAGAAGGCCATTGCGGAGCAGAAAGCCCTGCTGGATGGCGGGGACGCCGTGGACGGCATGTTGAATCTGGAGGGGGTGGAGTCCAGAATCAAGAGCCTGTATGAATTGCTTGGCAAGGTGGAAGAGGTGGATCGTGAAATAGTGGAGCGGAATAAGGAATGGGACAAGGCGGAAGCCAAACACCAGAAGCAGGCCGCCCTGCTGCGCGCGGAAATTCACGGGCAGAAGGATAAGCTGCGCGTGTTGCAGGAGCAGGCGCGCGTGCTGGAGCTGCAAAACCAATATGAGGCGGATGGCATGAGCAAGGCCCGCGCCGGCGCGGCGGCCCGTGAAATAGCCGCCCTGGAGCAGAACAGGAACCGGGCGCAGGCCGGGCGCGAATACCGCCGGCAAATGGCCCTGTTGAAAGCTCAGGCGGAGGGAAACAAGGCGGAAGAGCGGCGGCTGAAGATGGCGGAGCGCATGAAGGAAATTTATGACCAGCAGCGCGGCTTGGGGATAGACAGGAAGACGGCCATGAGGCGTGCCCGTGGCATGGCCGGGTTGGAGGATATGGTGGAGCGGCGGAAGGACCGGAAGGAAGGGAGCGGACCCATAGCGGACAGTCTGGCGCAAGTGGGCGGCGGGGGCCGCTCCATGATGGGGAGCATGCCGCAACTTACGGAAGCGAGGAAGCAGACAAATTTGCTTCAGCAGATCGTGAAAAACACGGGCGCGGGGCGGAGGGGAACCCTGAAAACGGCGGCCGTGCTGGGATATTGAAATAGCCGCTAAATGATAGAGAGAGAATAATAAATATGGGAAGAAAAATTAACATTAAGAAGCGGGAAACGCATGAAAAGACGCTGGAAATAGAACGGGGGGATGAAGGGGAAGTAAGGGCTGTGGGGAGGATTGTTTACACGGACAATCAGGAGGGCTGGAATACCCGGTGCCCGTCAATAGGGTCCGCTTATCCTGATGATGCCGCTTTGAGGCTCAAAAAGATAAGCATGGAAGGAATGGAGGGGGATATGGTGAGGGTGACGCTCTATTACGAGTTGCCGCGGGAAACGTCTTTTGAATTCGGTGGAGGGGAGGAAGTGGAATATTCCATGGATTATTCCTGCTCTGAACAGCCGTTGCTGACGCATCCGAACTTTCAGGACATAGATGGGGAAGAAAAAGACGCATTGATGGCTATGGCGTCCGGGGCTTCTCCTAAAGATACGTTTGGGAAAGAGGATAAGGTGATTGAGGATGTTGTGAAATCGGAGGCCGGGAAGAAGGCCATGGAAAAAATGCGTAAAGGGCAGGTTAGTTTTTTGTGTCCCGGAGGGGTTTTTTCCGTCACTTCTACCGTTCAGGCGTTGAGCATGGCCGGGGTCGGAAAAAAAGGGGCTCCGGGCAGCGGCGCGCCCGCGGTAAGCGGAAAATATGATTGGATCAAAGAGGGCGTGAGCGGCCGCAGGACGGGAACCGGGAATTGGCGTCAGACGGTTTCCTGGAGGTTGAGCGGTCCGGATGGCTGGGATTCTGATTTATATTGATTTATGATTAGCTGGCCGTTTTTTAATCAAGGGGAAGAGTTGAGCGCGTCTAAGTTGAGGCGTCTGGTTAAGGGGTGCCGGGAGCTGGAGCAGTTGGCCAAGTCTTGCCGCTTGCAGAACGGGGTTGGTTATACATTTAACCGAGGGCTGGGCGGCACGTCATTAACCATAAGGCCGACGGGAGGGAGGAACAAAGCAGGAGACGGAGAGCCGTTTACGCTGAAGAGGCTGGAAAAAGGGGATGCGGGATATAAGGCGTATTTCTGGCCCGGCATGGTTTTTGAAGTGCATCCGGGAGGCGTGCGGCGCATTAAGCCGGAACTTAACGGGGGGAAGATGGATCAGGCGGAGGAACCGCCTTTTTTGTCCGTGCAGGGAGGGGATAAGGTATTTTTGTATCTTGAGCGGAGCGCGGATAACCATGATTGCATTACATATGCGGAAGTGACGGCGGAGGAAATAGGGCTGGCGCGCGCGGTCAGAATTTATCTTGGGGAATTCGAGGAAGAAACGGATGAAGCCGGAGAAAAGGTCTTGAAGTATCATGAGGCGTGGAGCGGCCATGTTCATTATGCTCAAAGTTCCCTGAATGAGGGTTGGAGGGTTGTGGTTGATACGGATGAAGAAGGCGCGCCGGATATGGCCTATGTAAAGAAGGGCGATATTTACATAGCCGGGCAACTGGCGCAGCGCGGCGGAGGCACCTGGGAGGTGGCACCGAAAGAAGAGGGGGAAATTTGGCTGGAAGTGAAATGCACCGTGGATGGCGTCATTAAAAGTGCGGAACTGAAAGAAACGAAAGGATCTTCCAAGCCGCTCCAGTATGTAGCGGAACCGGATGATGAAGAAGCCGAAGAGGAATTCACCTATTGCTTCCTTTTGGCGAAGGTGGAGAAGCTTGAAGAACCCTTGCCGGAGGATGGTAATTTGCCGTCTCTGGTATCGGTAAAACAGTATGCCCTGGGAGCGGTTTATTGCGGGGTTGCTCCTGATGAATTGGGGTTGAAAGCCGGGAAGGGGATAGAGATTGTGGATTCAGCGGAAGAGCGGGAAAAAGAAATTGCCGCTCTTATCGAGGACGCAAAGGAACCTTCCAGCGGAGATTGTTCCCTGATTTATGAAGAAGAGGAAGGCGCGGGGGAGGGTGAAGAAGGCGGTGAAAAAGGGAACAAGGGAAAACCTTACAAATTCAAGCTTTTGTGTGCTTCTGATGATTCTGTGTTGCTCAAAGAAGAAGATGGACGCATTTATTTTTCCGCATCCGGTAAAATGCCGGAAGCGGGGGATGGTCTTGAATATGAAAAGCAGCAGAACGGAGAAGGAATTGAGGAAGAAACTGATATATTAAAAATAAAAATTGATTCCTCCGTAGATTCCAGCGTGGATGATGGCGGGAAATGGCCGGTGAATTTGTCCGTATCTCCAGCCGGGCTAAAGGGGGAATTGGATTTGACTGTGGACACGCAGAAGCATGACGTGGGCGGAGGATATAAAGTGGGCTTGTCTGCGGTGGACAGGGGTACTTTGTCTTTGGAAGTAACTCCCGGAACTCCGGAAGAATCATTGTCTTTCCGTACTCCACTCCGCCAAAATGGGAAATATGTGGTGCTGGATTATGAATCAAGTTGGTCTGATGCCGTCAACGGTGTGAAGGCAGGCCTGTTTCTGCGGAATAATAAATTGGCTGTGGAGCTGTACGCAGACACGGAGCCGGATGGCTCTGATAATCTTATAAGCGATTCATGGACGGTGTTGGCTTGCGATAGCGACCACGCAATACGCCTGCACCGGGACGAAAACGGGAAAATCTATATCCAGCAGGGGGAATGGATTACAACCTCCCATATATATTCACCCATCAACTAAACAACAATGAACTACGCCATATTCTGTTACAGGGAAGACTATAAATGCCTTGAATTGTGCGTTAAGCAAATTCGGCGGGCGGATTGTAATGCCAGAATTTATTTATTTGATGACGGGGCGCGCCCGTTAGAGCCGGGGCAGATACCCGCGGGGAAGGATGTGAGTTACAAGGTGACGTATTTTCCCCGGCGTGGAAATTTGAATGGTCTGGAATGTGTGCGGGGCATCCTGGGCTGCATGCTGGATATACCGGGCAAAGAGCCTGTGGTGAAGATAGATGCAGATACCTTGCTTATGGATAAAGCTGAAATTGTCCGATCCCTGAAAGAGCGGAACAAGCTTGCCGGGGGGATGCAATGTGCCGAGCCTCTGGCGTGGAGCGGTTGTTGCTATTGGATGACCAGGGCCGCCATGAGGGATGCTCTGGAGCTATTGGCACAAAGGGAATGGCCGGAGGGGAAGCAGAAGTACCCGGAAGATGTGACGATCTCTCAAATTGTGGCTTATCTCTACGGGAGGGAAGGCGTAGATATGCTGGAGTTCCGCGGAGGGCGTCATTTAATCGGCGTGCGGACATGTGATCCGTCCCTGCTGGTCAAGATTGCGGAAATTGCCAAGAGCGGGGTATGTGCCGCTCATTGCGGGCAGATGTCTTTTTACCGGCAATTTCAAGAGCAATATGGGGAGACGTTGCGTGAAGCGTGCGCGCGGGTGATGTGGTGGATATTGCATGCTAGCGGGCCTGATTCCAAGACTTTTGAAAAAGCTCCTGAAGGGTAGGATGGAGCTTTATTTGGATATTGAGAGCGGGATTTTTCGGAACCGCGCGGGTGATGAAAATATGAATTTGTGCGGGGTGCGTCTTGTCCGCAGGCAGGATGTGCCCGTGTCTTTATCCTTTTTGGGGCGTGAGTTTGAGGCCGGGCGCGTTACGTTGGCGGCCTATCATAAGAGGAACGGGCAGTTATTGGCTTATCAGGAAGAGCAAATAACGGGCGGGGCCGTGGCAATGGTGGTTGATTTTGATACACAGGAAATACGGGCGGCGGCTAGGGAAGTGGAGGGCAAAATTATAGAGGCGCAGGTGGCTGTGCTGGTGGAGACGGAGGAAGGGAAAGGTGTTTATCATTCTCTTCCGTTGAATTTCTATTTGGAGCCGGGGTTGATAGGGGATGAGCATTTGCCGAATTCTGCCCGGCCGGAATGGGAAATGATGTATGAAACTGTGTTGGAAAGAGCCGAAGAAACGGAAGGTTATGCAGGTTCCGCTTTGGCCTCCAAAAGGGCCGCCGCCGCTTCCGAGGCCGCCGCCGGCACGTCCGCAACCAACGCGGCCCGTGACGCTAAGAGTGCCCATGACGCTAAAACGGCTGTGGAGTCGCTGGCTACCACTTGGCCGGAAACGGTCAGCAATGGAAAGCAACAGATTATTGAGGCCAAGAATGAAGCTGTTACTGCTATTCAGGACAAGCAAGCCGATTCCGTGCTTGCCGTAGGTCGTGCCTCACAGACCGCGCAGCAGAATATAGCCAGCGCGCAGGCGGACGCCGTTTCCGCCGTTCAGGCGGCGGGAAAGGAAGCGCAAGGAACAATCACGCCCCTTGTCCAACGTGTCGAAACCGCTAAAGAGGCTATAGATCAGGCGGAAGGTCGCATCAATACGGCCGCGACTAATGCCGCGAATTCTGCCACTAGCGCGGGCAACTCTGCAACAGCGGCGGCTAATGCTCTGGCGGCTATTCCGCAGGTGGACGCCGAGGGAAATATGACGCTGGCCGGCAATATTACTGTGATGTCGGCATCCATTAACGGGCCATTTGTCGCAGGGCGGCCGGATGGAACCGTTAGCGCGGGGACTTGTAATCAGATTTACGGCATCACGAGATTTTGGCAGTCCCTTGATGTACGGAGTGGAGGTTGGTGGCGTGGAACAATGATGTATGAAACGGGCATGCTTAACATTGCCCAGGGGGCAAGCCTGAACTGTATTGGACCCGCCACTTTTGCAAGCACACTTAACGCTAATGGCGGCGTCAATATTCCGCTTGCCGTGGGGGCACCGACAGCCACGGGGGTGGTTAATCGCCTGTACGCGGCGGGCATGGCCGGGGTGACAGATATTTTTTCCCTTCATTTTTACCTTAATACGGGCAGCATCACAGCCACCGGGACGGCGCAAACTTTTGTTCTTGTTGCTGGGCTGTACGCGCGGGTGAACGTTCCTGCGAATACGCACAGCACGATCGTTTGTGCTTTTACGGGTCCGGCCGGGCAATGGAATTATTCCAGTTTTGCGGGGTTTGCCATTCCCTGGCAATTAACGTCCGCGGGCAAATTGACCGTGGGCATTGGGCGGGGGTCAAGGACGGTGCGGAAAGATTTAACGCTGGAATCGTACAGCATCATTCCCGGTAATGAACAGGCCTATAATACCGGCGAAATTCTGGATATTACGTTTGATAATGCGCGCGATACGGCGCGCGGCGGGTATGTCGTGCGTGTCCGGGAAATCTACGCAGCCGAGACCGCGCGGAAGTGGATGGTAAAGACCACAACCAGCTTTATCCCGGCGACGCAAAACGAGCCAATTCCCTATATTGTCAATAAAGTCATTTATCATCAATATGCCCCCCGTTCATACAATGCCGTGGATTATGGAGACGCCTATGGTTCTTTGTATTTGCTGACTGGGGGCGGAACCAGTCAACAGCTTTGGAAGATTGCCGCGGTGCGCGGCGTGACCACCTTTGAAACGGGCACGGGATTTTCCACGATTGTAACAGACATTCAGGGAATTTCCGGTGGATCTGGCAGCGTGTTTGTTGGGGCGGCGGAGCGCACCAACTACCAGCCCGGCAACGTCAATCCGGTTTATTACGCTCTGGAAGCTTTGGCTGTCAATGCTGTTGAAACCGAAGAAACAGCTGATTTTGAAGATATTAACGTACCTATAGAATGAACAACGCAGAAATACAGATTCAGTTCCCTCGGCCCGGCAACTGGCAGGAATTCACTCTGACGCCCATTTATCAGGACAAGGGCGGTTATCGACCTCCGGCCCGCTTTACGCAGGACGAGATTCCCGCGGACCATGCCCCGGCAATGGCCGCTGTTGTGTCCTCTCTGGTGGAACTGGGCGAGGACTGGCAAGCCGTCCAGGTATGGGCAAGGCTGGGAAAAAATGCCCTGACCCTTGCGGAAGACGGCACCTATACAATGATTGATGCAGTGTCTTTGACCGTTGAGGCCGTCCATGCAGAGACCAAAGGCCGCAGGATTTTTACAGCCTCGGACTACCCGGCTTTTATCATCACGGACCCCGCCGCCGTGGAGTTTTTCAAGCATTTCACTACTAAATAA